CGGCATAATCTAAGGCCGCGGCCCCCAAATCTACTACACTATTTCCCATTAATAATACGCCCTAACTCTTACGTTGGTATCCTCATCACCCCAGTCATCCGACGGTAGCTGCACAAAATTACCCTGACGATAACGCATAAGGGCCTGTGTCATGCTATCTACCAAGTCATCATACTCCCCGTTGGGAAAAGCTGCTACCTCTTCTATGAGCTCATCAGCAAAAGAAGTGTCGGGGGCCCAAACCATCCCCGCTTCAAACAACGGTGAGACGGAGTGAACTCTCGTTATCTTATCATTACCTTTGCTTGGCGTAAAGTTAACAACGGGTATCCCGACGTTTCTTAATTCGTGCGTCAGGGGTAATCCAGAAGCTTTTGCTTCCACAATGACGGTGTCGGGGTCCCAGTACTGATACTGCTCTAGCGCCTCTCGCTTGAGCTCTGGGAAATCCCACCGCTCTTTCTTGCTGTCCAGCAATATAATCGCCGGGGGACCCCCAGCTTCTTCCGGGTGAAAAACACCCCACGTGGTTATGGCAGAAAAGTCAGAAGTTTCTCTTTTACTAAACGCCGTATCATAACTTTGAATAACAAACTCAAGATTGGGCACGTTGTCTTTTTCCCAACGCTTCCACCACTGGCGGGGGATGATGGCGTTCTCCTCGCCGGTAGGGTTCTGCTGATACTGAGCATTCCACTTGCTCGGCGGAATGGAAGCTTTTACCGCGGTCAGATCATCAAGAGACCAGAACTCCGGCCAGCAAGGCTGGCCGTCATCAAAAATAGCTGGTAGCTCGACAACTTCCCATTGGTCCGCTAGTGGGTCTTTAGCCATCGCTTTCAAAAGCTGGCCGGTCATATCCTTTTCGGACCACCGGGTCTGAACTAGAACTATCGCTCCTCCCGGCTGGAGCCTCTGTCGGGGGCCCCCAGTGTACCAATCCCACGCGTCGTCAAAGCCGTTAGCTGACATCGCAGTTTGCTCAGAGTGCGGGTCATCAATAATAACCAGATCGCCACCACGCCCAGCAAGGTTGCTTCCCACACCGACGGCGTAATACATGCCTCCAGAAGCAGTATCCCAACGACCAGACGCTTTACTATCTGCCGCCAACCTAACTTTCGGGAAAACTTCTTTGTACTCATCGCTGTCAATTAGATTTTTTGTTTTACGACCAAAGTTAACTGCAAGCTCCGTGGTGTGCGTAGCTTGAATAATTTTCATTTTAGGGTTTCGCCCCATCATCCACGCGGGAAACAAGAACGACGCAAACTCCGATTTAGTATGGCGCGGTGCCATGTTGATAATAAGGCGCTTTAGCTCGCCCTTGGCTACGCGTTCAAGCTTTTCGGCAATGATTTTGTGGTGACGCCCGGCAATGAACTCGGGCCACATAGATTTTACAAAAACTAAAAAGTCTTCCTGACAAGCTTCATTCTTCTCGATTTGCGCGAGTCGCAGGCGAAGCTTTAACTCCTGATCGGAAACATCCATCGGGGGCCCCTTACGTTTACAATTTATCGACAAAATATGCACGTTTTATTGACAGTTAACAAGTCTTGCGTATTTGCCTAATAATTAGGCAATGTTTCACGTGAAACAATCCATATCATTTTTTATATAAATATTTGAGAGAAACATGGCCCTTGCCCCCGCTAGGCAGGCCGGTGGCCGCGCTGCGCGGATCGCGGATTTTTGGCGGATTTCTGCGGTTTTTGCCCCGATATGCAGGGGCCCCTTGCCGATTTTCACGGGCGGCGGCGGGCTGGACGGCGTCCAGATACCACGGCCAACGGCCAATAGGCCATTGCTGGCGCATATAAGCGCATACAGCGGGGTTTAGCGTTTTTAGGTAGGTTGACACCACCAGCACGGCCAACGGCGTTTTTAGCGTCCAGCATGGGCTAGCGACGCCCGCCCGCTGCCAACGGGATTTGTGCGGCGGATCACGGCCAGCCGGTCACGGTGCACGGTGCACGGTGCACGGGCTGGTAGGTTTGGGACAACGGGGGCGGGGCACGGCGCGGCTTCATTAACTCTTTTAATCGGGCAACGCTGGCCGGTGAGGGGCATTAAAAAACCCCCGCTAGTAATGCACCAGCGGGGGCGGTTGTTGGCTTGTGCGGGGCTTAAACGTCGATAGTGACGGTTGCGCCTGAAAGGATATCCCTGACAATAGACTCGACGGCCTCGCGGTGATCATCTTCGTCCTGAGCGACTGGTAACCGATCATCAATCATATCCTCGATTTCAGACTGGTGATCATAAATGTTAAACTCGGTATGAAAATCCCTGAATGCGCCGTCAACCGCATCCTCGGCTTTTGTTTCGGCTAGGGCTTCAACTTTGTCACCGATCAAAGCCATGATGGCATCACCCAACTGATCTAGCTGTTCAGCTTTCAATTGATCGCGGCGGCGGAAATGTTCTAGCTGGCTTTCCAATGCAAGGATTTGCTGATCACGCGGATCAAGGGTTTCTGCCGGTATAAAATTTTGATTTTCCATTTTACTATTTCCCGTAGTAATTGCGGCCAGCCAATCCGGCCGCTTATGGGATAATATGTGATAACGCCAGCCAGCCTGTCAAATAAAAAAAAACCCCGCCGATTAAGGCGGGGCAATGGGGCAATGCGGGGCGGGTTATTCTTTCCCAATATCACCAGCGACGTGCTGGCGCAATATTGCACCGGTTGGCAGGGTTTTGACAAAAGCCCGCAACCGCTCGCCGTCGGTTTGCGCTTGTGATTGTTTAGCGGTGTTCTGCCAGTGAATATTCACGTTGCCGCCGTCGGCATAACAGCCGCCGCGCTGGCCGGTGTTGATTTTCTTTTTGCCCGAACCATGCGCCGTAAAGGTGATAATGTAATCACGATCGGGGCGGGCGCATAGCGGCAAGCCGTCGCCGCAATTGTTGCACGTTACCGCGCTGTTATATTCAGCGGGGCACCGTACCAACCGAACGTCGGCCAGCTTATCCCATTTACCATTTGCAAAAAAGTTTTCCGGAACAACCGTCACAACCGGCGCGCGCCATTGAAAAGCCGAATAGGCATCAAGTAAACCATCCGCGCTGTAATTGATAACAGTTTTGCCAGCGGCCAACCTATGAGCCCAGAAAAACGGATCAAAATGGGAATAGGTAAAAGAAACACCGCGACGGGGCACGGCCGACAAAACCGCGTCTAAATACGGTTCGTCGATTTCCGCGCAACCGCGCCCGCTTGGATTTAATGAACAGCTAGCGGGACAAGTTGCAAACTTGTCACCGGTTCCGGCGCGATATGTAACGGCGCAACCGGCGGTTTTTTTTGCGGTGCTGATAGCTGTAGTTTTTAACATGATAAACCCCTTTAGAAAATTTAAAAGTTTCCGGTTTATCGCATATATTCCCATAATGTGCAAGCCCTAACAAAAAGCCCCGCTTTTTAGGGCGGGGCTTATCGGGGAAAATTGTTTTATATTATGCGGCAACCGCGACGCGCTGCCAGTCGGCACGGCGCATATTTAACAATTGCCCGCCGCGTTGCTGCCATAGATCAACATCATCAGCGTCGGCCTTGTGAGATACCGCCGTCACCGCATTGATTAGGGTTGCCCGTGATAGCGGCTTTTCGCGCTCATAACCCGCTTGGCCTATCGTGTCCAAAAGCCCGTTTAAAACGTCGCTGGTTTCGGCCTTGGTTAATTTCATAACCGCGCCCAAATTTGCGACAACGTCGGTTTTATCAATCGCGTCACCGTCGATCACGTCAGCGGCGGCGGCTTTCATACCGTCCAGAATGGCGTCGAAACTATCGCGGCTTGAATAAACCCCAACAAGGTCACGAATTTTTAAACCAAGCGCGGCATTATCCGCGTCTTTTGCTTCATCCGAAAGCAATCCCCAGTCGTCGGCATCGCGCCCGCTGGTGATATGGCTAGACCGCGTTTTGTTTTGGGTTTGCATACCGTTCAAGCAAGCAAGCGTCCAAGCGATTTGATAGACCGAAACCGAACCCGCGCCAACTTCCGAATTTTGCAAGCCAATACCATTTGCCATAACGTCACCGACACCCGCCCCGTCGCCAGTATGGGAAAGGGATTTTAACCGCAGATAAAGCCGCTTATCGGTCACGGTTGCATTGACAACCTGAAACCGCGCATCGCTTGCCATCAATTGCGGCAAGGCATCATTAAGCAGATTGACGTGATCATAAGTTTTAAACTTGTCCGAAACAAAAGCCCGCAACGTGCCAATGCCGCCGTCGGACAAAGCCAACCCGTCATGCGCCCGCAACATACGAACCGACGGTTCTTTTTGCCAGATAGCATTTAACAGGCCGTCGAATTGATCAGAATAACCCGCTTGCAAACGGCGGGCGGTTCTAACGTCAATGCCCGCATGACTAGCAATCTGGCCGAAAGCAACGTCGTTAACGTCCAGAATGCGTGTCGGTTCACCGCCGCGCTGCTCAATAACGATCTGGGGTTTACCCTGATCATTTGTGATTTTCTGCAAATCATGCGTCGGGGCAATGTAATCTGATTTTCTCGCCGCATCGTCGCGAACTTTTTCCAGCAAACGTGTCAGGGTATTTTGGCTATTTTCGATAGTGTGTGTCATTTTTCTATTTCCCGTAGAAGTTAAAAAACCAGCAACATTTCTGCTGCTGGTGTCGGTTGTCTCATAAAAGCCCATACTAGTCAAGCTTGAATTTTTAAAAATTTCTATCGGCGTCGGCGTTTCACATATCGCGTTCGCTTTTGGGTATGCTTTTCCCAGTCTTTACCGTAAAGCAATCGGCCAATGATACTGAATATAAACATTAAGCTTTTTCCCCTTCTTTATCTTCACGACGGCGCAATTCCCAAACCATATGCTCGACATTAGACAACGCCCCGCATATTTCGGGCAGATCATTCTGATAGGCCAGATCATACAAAGCCACCAGATCAATATGGATTTTTCTTTTAACGTCAATCATCGTCCATTTCCTCCGGCTTGTAATAACAATAGAATTGACATTTCGGGCATTGCTCCGGCAGCGGCGCGATATGCTCTTCTGTGTGCTTGCAGTTTAAACACTCCATTAAAGTTTTAGTCATTGTCCATCTCCTGAAATGTTTTAGGCGTTCTGTCGTATTTAGGTTCTTCGCCAGAATAAATTTCAGTAAATACGCGCTTGTCTTTTAGTTCGTCATAGGTGGCCTTGGTCACCTCGAAATGACGACCAGCCCCATAGGCCATCTCGTAGTGATTCCAGTACATACCTTCGGGCAGCCCCTCAGAGTCATGCTCATCCTGTCCATACCAGTCCTTGGCAAGTTCTTCCATTAGCTGATCTGCATCGCCATCGGTGGCAAACAAAAAGCTTTGCTCGACCTCGAACTCACCATATTGCTCGTCAATGTTTCCGATATAATATTTCATTATCACGTTACCTCCTTCCAATTACGAATGCTGGGAGAGTCGTCCACCCAAATCATTCGGGTTTCTTGGTCATGCCGCAAACTTATCCATTCCGGACAACCGTCCGTAGCTAGATCAAACAACTCATGCGCCAGTTTATCTGCGGCCTCGACCGACTCAGCGCGAACCTCGATCTGTTTCCAGACCACCGCACTTATTTCCACAAGGTAGGTTTTCATCGTTTTAACTCCCGTATTAGTTAACGATGCGCTATCGTATGGGATTATCTAGGACATATCAAGTCAAAAACGACATCCCAGTTAAATTTCCCTTTTTGATAGTGTATCGGCTCGACGGATTGCAGCCCGTCCATTTTTAGATCGACGGCTGCACCGGCCGGATACAAAAACAATTCGGGTTCATCCGTCGGCTTATTCTGTTTTTTGATCAATATCCATGACGGGCTATGCTGGTGACGGGAAAGCCACGCCACCTGCGACGGTTGCAGGGTCACGCCGTTGCTGGTCAAAAATTTTAATTCTACAAGATGAAACGTGCCTTGTTCGTCGCACAAAAGAACATCAGGAATACCCGCACCGATAGAATTTTCAATTCTCGTCAGAAGAAATTTCCGCGTCGATCGTTGCGTCGCTTCTTTCATTTGCTTGTAAAAGCCTGCCTCGCGTTTTACCGCGATTGCCGGTGTTCTCTTTTTCTTCAGGGGTGATGTTGATGGTGACTGGGGCATAACTTTGTTTTATTTCCTCTAACGCTTTCAGAACGTCGTCTTTGCTCATACTGTCGATGCTGCCATGACGGATTTCTGATTTGTTGACGTAAATGTCGCCCTGCGCTTGACCGCGACGATACTCAGCCTGCACGGCTGCGCTATACGCGCCGTTCTGCAAAGCTATATCACGGATGGTCTGAAGGTCACGCAAATGGCGTTGGTAGGTTACCCCATACTTTTCATCTAATTCCCGCCGATAGGATTGGATCGCCGCCACGACGTGCGGGGAAATATGCTGGTTAGTAAGCTCATAAGCCCGTGTGTGCGCGGACGATGCCGAATAACCCGCATTGATGGCGGCTTCCCGCAAAGTTATCTGACCGTCTTTACTTACAAGCTCTTTTACAAAGAGTTCTTGTTTGCGTGTCAGGGGCTGCTCAACGGTTGCTGGTGGCCTGCCCCGCGTTTCACGGGGCTTTCCTGTCACTTTACTTGCTGCTTTACTTGCCATAAGGATTTCACCGTTAAAAAGGTCAACTCCCATAGTTTATACAGGATATACCTATATAGGGTCAAAAATATTTTTTATAAAAAACGCGCTCAAATCACACTAAGGCCGATTTGGC